CTGTAGCATCGGCGTCTACTGGAGTTAGTCCTACTGATGGAGGATTAGGTAGTACCTTAGCAGTAGGTGCGGGAGTTGTTACTGTTGGAGCAGTTGGAGCTTATTCTTACTCTAAGTTAAGGAAAGCTGGGGCAAGTCCAAGAGTGACAGGAGGTGGAGCTGCGGGTGCTGCAGGGCCTGCTGCTGGAGGGGCAGCTGGTGCAGCAGGAGCAGTAGGCGGAGGTGCCGCAGCCGGGGCTGCAGGCACAGTAAATAGAAACAGAGGATCTCGTATCTATAATAGTGCGTTTGTCCAAGAAGAGCTTGACCTTACTACTAGGGGTTTCTTTGCAGGTATTGGATCAGTCATTAATGACTTTGGTTTCAATAGAAGAACAGGAAGTTTTGATACCAGTGGTAAACCTGATAGTTTTATTGATTCTCTTTTTGGTAAAGCATTAAAGCAAGATGGATATGTTCATCCTGTATTTAGGAAAGAAGAAGCATATTGGAGAATAGCAACCAACCTGGACGATGCCTATCAAGGTTGGAAAAGTTATATCAATGCTTCATATCAGAATTCAAGCGGACTTAGTAAGCTTTTTCAAGGAGTTAGATACCATAGCTTTAAAGCTTTAGATTCGGTTGGTGGTGGGTGGTTGAATAAGCAACTAGTTAAAGCGGGTGGTTTTAGTACTCTAATTGCACCAGCTTTAATGGCCCAGGGAGGTTTGAGCGATTTCAAAGAAGGCTATAGGAGAGGTGGTTTGGTTGGTGGTGCTTTTAAAACTGTGACTGGTCTTGTAAGTGGTCTTGTTCAAAACAAAGTTATTGCTGGTATTCTTTTGAATCCTGGTACTGGATTACTTGGTGCAGGTATTACAGCAGCAGCTGGCTATACTGCATTTAAAATCTTTGATGTAAGAAATAAAGGTGCTGATTATATAAGATCAGGTCGAATGGGCGGACTGTCATGGAACCGTGGGCCTACTCCTGGCATGTCTGGATCAATGGCAGCAACGGCCCGACAGCGGGCTCTCAATTCTATGGAGAACTCAAAATTCAATGCAATGAAAGCAATGGGTAATGAGAGTTACATGATGAATGCACCAAGGAGTAGATATGCAAATTCAACTGCAATTCATGGGATAACTCCAGTACTATCCTATTAAATAAGAGGTTAACATGGCTGAGACTCCAGATCTTAAAAAAGTTATAGATGATATGTATCTTGGGAACGCAGACATTAGTCGTCTACCAAATATATTCCCAGAACAATACGCGGCATTTAATTTTGCATCAGGTGTAGTCCAGGGCGAAGCACTTGATCGGGAGGGAGTTCAGCGGCAAATAAAAACCGGCTGGGGAGAAATTAGCCAAGGAGATATACTTGACATTGGAGGGTTTAATCTTAGTGCGGCAGATGGTCTAAAAATAAAAAATAGAGCTGATCCTCGCACCGCAGGAAAAACGCCCCTTAAAGCTCGCGGAGGCTTTATAGATGGGAAAAAAGTTGCAAATAATCTTGAAATAAACTGGCGAAGATTTACGCCTATAATGGCTGAAGGAGGCCTTACTGCTGATCGAGTTTTTGACGCCTTGTACCATGCTGATCAGCATCTCTTTTCGGGTGGGGCCAAAGAAATTTTAGAATATCCTGACCGGCCTGCTATGGAAGCAGTAATGAAAGTTTTTGAATATATAGATCCTTTAAACTCTGATCAGATATATGATCCTGCTGCCGCAGAACTAGAGTACACAGGGCTTACACTGATTGACCATCCAAGGCAGAATCTTAGGACTCCCAATCCAAATAAATATCCTTTGCCTATTGGTGCAACTTTAACTGCAGAGTATCATGGAAAAGATTATCATCCTGAAGAATTAAAAGCAGCCAAGAAATATTGGTGGACTCCTGTTACAGATGAAGATTTAAGTCAGTGGGCTAATGCCGCAGCAGACACAGTTTCCGTTGGCGGGGAGATAGACAAATCTCAGATGCCTTTTTCAGATTTCGCAAGGAAAGCAAATCAAATTTCAGATGTAAGAAGTTTAACAGGTCAAGCAAAAATAAACTTACCTTTTGTCAAAGCAAAAAATATTCCTGCTGTTATAAAAGCAAGTAAAGCAGGGTGGCAAGATATTAGGCCGGGCATGGGAGTCTTTAATTTAAGATCCTTGGTAGACTTAAGCACAGAACCTTCGGGTGGCTTGGGGTCGCATACTGCGGCAAGTAATTTTCTTTCATCAGTATCACCAGCTGTGCAAGATCTTTTAGTCAAATCCCCATCAGCTATGGCTGCTGTGGAAGGTGGACTCTCTCCTCTTTTAGATAAAGTCTATAAGGCAATAGACACTACACAAGGCAGTCCTGAAATTGAAGATTTTATTAGCGGGATATATGGGCAAGCCTTAACATATTATTTTGAAAATAGTGGAAAAAACGAACAAGCTCTTGTGCTTGGCATTGCAAATCTTAATGATATAGTCAGTTCTTGGGGGGAAGCAAAACAAGCAATACCTAGTGACAATAAAGTTGCAGAAACTTATGAAAGCTCTGGTGATTTTTTAGGTAAAAAATTAACTATGAGATTAGCGACTGCCGAAGAAAATAAAGTAGGTTGCCATGCAATAAATCTGCGCTACTTTCCTCCAGGTGCTCCGGATCGTTTCTGCGTGGCAGATGGTGTCTACGAAGGCGAAATGAGAGAAGGCAAAGCTTTTGGTTATCTAATCTCAGAAGAAGGGACTGAGGGAGATGTGGGTTTTGCAATTAGTAGAGGTAATGGTTTTTTTGATTGGGGGCATAAAAACGTTAATCGAGGCGGGGTAGAGACTCCATTTGTGAAGGAAATTAAACAAGCATTTCCTTCATCAGGAGACGCTAATACGCCGCTATCAGCGAGAAGACAAATTCAGTCGTTTTTCGAAATTTTTAGAAAATTTTTTGGCACTACTGATGCTGGCGAAATTCAGAAGGTTATAGGTCATGTAAATAAACTCCTAGAAGATAAAAAACTTAACCCTGCTACTGGGATGATGGAAACTGCTCTTGACAGAGGAAAACCATTAAAGTTTTTTAATAAGCCAGCTGCCAAACTTTCGCAAGAAAAACTTAAGAAAGTCTCGGAAGAGATTGCTCCTAAATTCAAGATTACGGCAGAGTCACTTAAAAAGTTTAGAAAACTAAAAACCCTTGGAATTGGCATTGGTATTGGAGCAGCCGCAGCAGCTTTCCCAAGCGTAGCTTCTGCTGCGACAGGAGCAGCAGGTGGCGGGGGAGGATTAGCTTCTACCCTGATAACAGGCGCTGCTATAATAGGAGGGATAGGAGTAGCAGCAGGATTAGGTGTTGCTGCTTATAAGGGAGCAAAAGCAGCCAAAATTCCAAGTGTACTAGGAAATATTATGTCTGGACCAGGTGGTGGCACAATTAATAGGAATACTGGTTCGAGAATCTACAATAATAGATTTATTCAAGGCGAACTAGATCTAACTACTAGAGGCTTCTTTGCTGGTATCGGGTCTGTTATCAATGACTTTGGATTGAACAGAAGAATTGGTGGGTTTGATCCAAGCGGCAAACCTTCAAGTTTCCTAGACTCATTCTTTGGTAAAGCTCTTGGTACATCTGGATACGTACATCCAGTTTATCGCGCCGATGAGGCTTTTTGGCAAGTCGCAAATAACCTTGATGACGCGTATCAAGGCTGGAAGAATTACATTACAACCTCTCACAGCAGATCAAGTGGTCTAGCTAAATTTTTTCATGGAGCACGTTATCATGGCTTTAAATTACTAGACTCAGTTGGCGACGGTTGGTTAAATAAACAGCTTGTCAAGGCAGGTGGTTTGTCTACGATGATTGCTCCTGCTTTAATGGGCTATGGTGCAATAGGAGATTTTAAATCAGGATATAGACAGTCAGGTGTACTAGGAGGAATAGGTAATACAGCTCTTGGTATTGCGACTGGACTGGTACAGAATAAAGTTATTGCTGGAGCTCTTCTTAATCCGACAATTGGTTTGACTGGTGGTGCCGTTGCAGCAGCCGCAGGATATACTGCTTTCAAAATCTTTGACGTTAGGAATAAAGGCGCTGACTACATTAGGTCAGGTAGAATGGGTGGTATCTCTTGGAACCGTGGGCCTACGCCGGGAATGTCAAGTTCTATTGGAGCTAGTGTTAGACAAAGAGCTATAAATGCGATGGAAAATTCAAGGTTTAATGCAATGAAGGCTATAGGCAATGAAAGTTATATGATGAGTGCTCCAAAAGCAAGATACTCAGGTTCAACTGCTATATATGGAACGTCTTCGATGCTATCTTATTAGTATGAATCAAATACTTAGAATAGAAGACCTATACAAGAAAGTAGACACCGAGAGTTCGGACATATCTTATGTGGACTATTGGACTAAAATTTCTAAGAGTGTAATTACTGAGTACATTGAAAGCTACGGACTAAGAACTAAAACCAAGTCTGGAGCTAAGTGTATTTCTGGCTGTGAGAATTGTCAAGTCTCTCATATTGAAAAATACAAGAAAGACTATTCTACCCATCCTATTGAAAGTAAAAGGAAAGTTAAAGCTGATCCTAAAGCTTTTGCTACACATCCTTTTCAGATTAGTTGTCCTTTAATTCCTGAGAATTATCTAGAGCAATATTCAGAGTTTGCGAGTGAACTTTCTCCTGAAGAGAAGGACGCGCTAATTATTAACACTGATCCAGTTACATTTGCAAGCAAAATGTTTGGATGGAAACCTAGGGCACATCAAGAGATTGCTCTTCGTTGCCAGAGTAAGAAGAAAGTATTTAGATTTGGAAGACGTTCTGGCAAATCAGATGCGCTTGCCATTGAGATACTTTTTCATGCTTTTACTAGAGTCCGGGAATACTTTGACGAGGAAATAAGAGAGAATGTCAACGGAATTAAAATTCTTATTTGTTGCCCATTCGATTCTCAGGTAACAGCTATATTTAACAGAATACTTGAATTGCTTAATGGTAACTCTAGTTTGAAAAAAGAATTTAGATATAAGCAATCTCCCTATCACCAGATAAGATTAGAAAACGGTGCAATTATCTCTGGATTTACTACTGGTAGTAATGGAGCTAGCGCAGTTCGTGGTCAGGACGCACACGTTATAATTCTTGATGAGGTCGACTATATGACCGAAAAAGATTTCACAACAATCCTACCTATTGCTCAGTCTCATAGTGATTGTTTAATTCGCGTTGCTTCTACTCCTAGTGGTCTTCGTAGTAAGTTTTATGAGTGGTGCCAAGAAGCTCCGGATTGGAAAGAGTTTTATTTCCCAACAGCAGTTATTGACGAAACACCTTTTGCCCAGACAAAGATTAACTGGAAATCTCTTAGAAATGAAATGAGAAGAGAGTACACTAGTGACGGTTGGTTACAAGAAGTTATGGCAATGTTTATTAGTAATGCTGATGGTGTATTTGCTGCTCCTCTGGTTACTAGTGCGATGGAAGGATATTCTTACGGCCAAATGCGAGAAGCCAAGATGCAAGGAGAGTTATCTAGCTTTAGGTTTAGTCTTGGAGTTGACTGGAATACTAGCTTTGGTACTTGGATATGCATTACAGGATTTCATCCTCAAATTGGTCTACAGGTAATGGAAATCATAAACGTGCCAAAGCAAAACTTTACTCAGTTACAAGGTCTGCAAAAGATAACAGAACTACTTAGTTTCTGGCAACCACAACATATCTATGTTGACAAAGGTCACGGAGCAACTCAGTGGGAAACATTAAAGATGTGGTCTTCTCAACAGAAAGCGGGAACATATGAATTCAATGTCCAGAGAAAGATTAAGGCATATGACTTTGGTAGCAAAATCTCAATAAGAGAACCGTCTACTGGTCGCCTAATTGAACATCCTGCTAAGCCATTCCTAGTAGAGAATGCAGTGCGACGTTTTGAAGATAAGATTGTTAAGTTTTCATTTGAAGATGATTTGCTTAGAAAACAATTACTTAACTACATTATTAAGTCTCGTCAGCCAAACGGAACTCCTATATTTGGACAAGACAATACAAGTATTGGAGATCACGCACTTGACGCATTTATGCTTAGTCTTGTTGCATTTACTATAGAAGAAGGACCAATGGCTCTTTCTAAGAATATGGTTTCTAGTTTTGGAATAACGGAAACACTTGGACATTCAATCTTAAATGATCAGAATCAAGATCCTTATGCTAAGAAATTAACAGGTGGAGAGTTATTAAGGCACTTGCAAAATGAAAGGAACTCTGCTATAGATAGCAGAAAAAATGGTACTGGTCCTTACCAAAAAACAACAGAACACTACAGTGACCTTGATAGAAGAGCTTGGGAAAGAGATATGATTGTTACTAGAGATGGGAAAGGAAATATGGGACAAGCAATAGCTCCAGTATTTAATTCTCGTCACAATTATCAAAGACCAAGTGGTCGAACAATTAAATAAGGAGTCTAAATGGCGCTTGCCCTATATATTAATGATCCAGTAACTGGTTTATCTGACCAGATGGTAGACAATACAAATACAAAGATAATAGCTTTCCATGATACAACTGATGGATCTTATCGCTATCAAACTCTTACTCTTCAGAATACGAATGAGAATCTTGGCTATACTAACATATCAGTAGCTGTTTCTATTAATGGAGTAGTAAATGGTCCTATTTCTAATAATGGAATTATTTATCAGCTAATGCCAATGGAATCAGCAACTGCAGACATAAGAGACCAGAACTGGGAAAACCTTCCATATAACAATACGCTTACACTAGTAGATATTGAACCTGGAGCTATAGTAAGCAGATATCTTATGTTAAAGACTTTTGTACCTAAAGGAAATGGTGTAAACTTTTTCAATGAGGCAACAATCAAAATCAATGCGACTGAGACAACCCTAGCAGGATAAAAAATGGAAAGACTTCCTTTACAGAAAAGACAAATCTTTTCGATAACAAATACACAACAAGATATTACACTAGAAGAACTTAGTCCTGATGGTAACAATGAAAGACTAGAAAACAAAGATGTAAATAAGCTTTCTAAGAGTGAACTGAATGGTCTTATTAAAGATCTTCTTTCTAGCATAGAGCCTAATAAAGAATACAATCAAATCTTAGATACTAAGCTTTACAACGGCAAGGCAAAAAACATTGACTCTCTTGCAGCCGAAGCCTTGCGCAAAGAGAACAGAGAAGAAGCAAAGCGACAAGCTGCTATCCTAGATAATTTCTTGAAAGTTACAGCAGAAAGACTAGAAGATATAAACTATAGCGTTGATTATGAAAAAGAAGATCATGATCAATGTCTACTTGCAGACTTTCTATTTCCTACTCACCAGAAAGGAAAGTTAACCTATCAGGAAATGCAAGAACTTAAAAGATACACAAAACTATACCGAGAGCTCAAGGCTGATAATCAATTAAGGTCTGCTACAAAAGATTTAAAGAATGATCCAATGGTTGGCATGGAAGAAGAAGAGGATCTTAATTCAAAGTATGGTGAAGTAATTAAATTAGCTTATGCATATCAAGCAGAAAAGACTGTTAAGAAAGACTATGACCCTGAGCCTAAAAAGACTTTTGGGAAGATGGCATCTGTTTGGCTTAATAACCTAGAAGAAGATAAAAGATTTAAAGTCTATGAAGAATTTGATATTTTTAGAGATATGTTTGGACTTGAGACAGCTTTAGCTCAAAATGAAATAAGATTAAGTGAAGATAACATTAGTGCAAAAGTTGGACTAATACCTTTGTTTAATGAGGCACAGAAGACTAGGGAAGTCGTTCATGGTATAGAGAGTACCCTCAATGGCATAGACAAGCAAAATAGCGCTATTGACGTTCTAATGAGAGGCAAAGAGCCGTCAAACGTTAAGGCAAGGGCTATAGGAGAACCTGCTAAGAACCTAGGTGATTTAGTCACAAACTGGGAAGGCTGCTATTCTTGTTTCGGTGGAGAGTGGCCTAAGCTTGCAAAGAAGTTAGGAGATATGAAAGGTCCGGGTGACATATTTAAAGGTAGTGACTTTGTATTTGGCATTGATCTTGAAGTAAAACTTAAAGAACAATTAGAAATTACAAAAGCTCTTCTTGCAAAAATAAGGTTTGCCAGTGACATTGAGTTCCAGCTAAAAGCTAATTACTGTTCTCTTTTACGACTTGGTTCTTTGTGTCCGCTTGAATTATTGTTTGTTATTGCAAGTTTAGGAGGACTTCTAGTCTACACTTGGTCTGAGATATTCTCTGCAAATGCAAACTTTGGATTAAACTTCTTAAGAGATCTTATTATGCGTGGAATTGTTGAGCCTCTTCTAAATCTCTTACAAATGAGTATTCGTGCAAACATTAGCCCTTTGCCCAACTATGCTTTGTGTACTATTAATAGTCTTATCAGTGTCCAAGATATTGATAAGGCTGGTAAGCAATATGGCTTTACAACTGAAGAACTGTCAAACTGGGTAAACTCAGGTACAGCAGATGAAAGCAAAATAAGCGCACTTACAAAGTTTAGCCAAACATACTTTAATAATAGTAATGGTGAAGTTGGAGTAGATCAACAGGCAGTAGGAACAGCTCTAGAAGGAGCATTAAATAACAATGGTATGAAGTTCCTATCAACCATAACAAATCCTCTCTTTGGTAAAGGTGATGCTCTTGACTCAATCGAAATGATTAAGTCTGTAATATATGACTTTATTGATTGGGTTTCTTCTCAGTCAGACATTGTAAAGTATGGCCTTGATGCTTTGAAGGCTTTGATGGGTACTCAAGCTGATACAAATATTGTTCTCTGTACAAAGATTATGGCTTTGTCTCAGACTCTAGCCTTTGCTCTAGGAGTTTACAAAGCAGCAACCTCTAAGGGAATTGAACCTTGCATTCCTATGAAAGATGATAATGGTAACCTAACAAATGAAAGCCCATGGGATCCCTGGGATCCGGATCCTAATAGTGACTTCCCAATGAAGGAGTACTTCAATAGCCAACCTGTTTACCAGGAAAAGGCAAGGAATAACAAGAGTAACAAAAAGACAAAGCCGATTAGATACTTAATAAATCCTGCAACTGATAGTAGATTTAATCTTACTAATTGCGATAGAGCAAAATCGTCTATAATAAGCAAAGGTGAAAGTCTGGATTTCTGGAGACGAGTTGCATTAGGAGCAAACGTAGACAATGTTTAAATTAAAAGCACAAGTTATTAATCTAAAGAATCTTGCATCTTCTATTCAAACAATAGATGATGCGGAGAGTAAGATACCTGCGCCAAGTTTAGAAAGAACAAAAGATCCAGTATTTAACTATAGAACAACTCGTCCATACTTTATGAATGACTGGCAAAAGCTAGAGCATGACTTTAAAGAGATAGACAAGATTGCCACCATTGAAGCTTACTTGCAAATTAGCTTTGACAAAAAGTTATCTTTATTTATGAAAGAAGGTTACGAGATTATAGGCAAAGACCGAGATCTTGTAGAGTACATAGAGCGCCGTTTGAAGGAAGTTTGTTATGTTAGCCGGACTACACCTCGCCAATTCATAACTGACATAGCCAAGAATATCATTAGATATAGTAATTGTTTTGTTCTTGTGAAACGCAATGACAAGACGTCTGGTGGCTATACCAGAACAGACTCTAAAGGGCGCAAGATAGCCCCAATTAGCTCACTTCATGTACTTCCTACCAGTATGATCCAGGTCAAGGTCAACGACCTTAAACAGCCCATAAAGTATCGACAATACAGTGAAGAGGATTGGACAGAGAATACTCGTCCAACCTCAATCTATGAGCCTAGTGAGATCATACATTTTCATGTTAATAAGCTTGAAGGTTTTATTGTTGGTACTCCAAGATGCAGCGCAGCAATTGAAGATATCAAAGCTTTGCGTCGCATTGAAACAGATGTAGAAGTTCTACTTCACCAAAGTATCTTTCCAATTGTCCAGTACAAGATTGGTACTGACGCTATGCCTGCTACTATTCTGCCAGACGGTAGAGATGAGATTAGCATGGTTACTGAGGTTATTAATAATCAACCTCCTGAAGGTTTCTTTGTTACTCCTGAGCGTCATGAAATTAAAATGATTGGAGCAGAAGGTCGTTCACTTAGAGCCGAGGGCTACCTTGACTATTTTAAGAAGCGGGTTCTTGCTGCACTTGGTTTGTCTACTGTTGACATTGGAGAAGGCGATACAGCTAATAGATCAACTGCTGCTACTATGTCTAGTAGCCTTATTAACTCAGTAAAGAGTGATCAGCTTGTGTTCGAGGAACAAATCTATGCTCATTTGATTGTTCCTCTTTTACAAGAAAGCACCGAAGAGAATAGCTTTGACTGGCTAGACCCAGACAATAAAGTTGCTTTAAGATTCAAAGAGATAGATGTTGAGAATCAAATAAAGAAAGAGAATGCGGCAATTCAGCTTTGGTTGAATAGCGCTATTAGCCATGATGAACTTAGAGATCGTATTGGTCTTTCTACTGCTCAGGAAGAGGACTGGGATCACTCTTATTACAAGATGATTACAGAAGCCCAAGAGCTTTTGAAGCTTGGAGCTAACGCAATGTCACCTATTGCAGAAACCTCTGCTAGAAGTGACAAAACACCTATGTCTTCTTCTGATCTAAACAAGGCAAGAGAATTACAAAATAAGATGGCTACTAAGTCTTCTGAGAAACCTGCTGTTAAAAAAAAAATTCGATAGCGTCTCCTAGCGGTAAAGCTAATGCAAATGCCGTTAGACCATCAAACCAGCACGGTACTAAAAGCGGCCCAGGAAGTTTAGTTACAGATAGTATTCTAGACTTTGACGAGTATCGAGAGGATGTGAATGGATTAGTTAGTCATCTCAAGGAGAAGGCTGACTATGACGTTCAGCCTAATTTTACTGTTGATGCGGCTTTTGAGCGTTTCTCTGTTATGCTCAAAGATAACAGTATTAAGGCTTATATAAAAGGCTACTCTGAGTATGCTGACTCTTCTAACTTAACTAATGAGACTCATACTGGCAACATAGAATTCCAGTTGAAGGTTCAGAAGTTCTTTATAGATAAGTTACATATTGAGATGCGCAATCGGCAAGGCAATACTATAACTGATACAGCTAAAACTATTGGTCATAGGATGATGACTATCTACGAGACAGAAAGAATGAGAAGTTATAACTGGGGTGTTTTCAATGCGTTAAAGGATAGCGGCGAAGAATCATACCAGGTATATAATCAAAGTAGTCAGTCTATAATAGATAATAGAAAAATCTCAGATAGTAAGTATTATGATTTACCGCCTGATCATCCTAATAGCAAAGTCATTATAAGGAAGGCTAATGAAGATAAGTAAGAGACTATTACAAGAAGGTATTGTTCAGGACTATTTTGTTAATAGTGTTAAGGGCGATTTCACCCATGAAGTCTGGGACAAGAAGAGCCCACACTTTCTTGATTTTAAATACTTTATTAGTGATGGCGTGGCAGAGAACAAGGTTGGTCTAGTAACTCTTACAAAGGTTACTCATGGAATGAGACCTACTCAGAATAACCTTATCTATATGCCATCTGACTTAAAAGATGCAATTCCTACACTTACTAGTCCATACAACATTCCTATTAAACCTATGCATAAGGAAGTTGCTATTGTTGATGGTAAAAAAATTGAGAATAGAGAGGTTGGGGCAGTTGGTCGTGCTATGGGTGGGACTTGGGTAGACAACCCTAAGGCTGCTTATAATGTTAGTTCTACAATGATCAAGGATGGCCTTATACTTAAGGCTCCTGACGTTGCTATGGCTCCCTATATGAAGAAGCTTGCCAAGTCTGGAATGATGACCGATGAGGATTTTGAGGGCCTTGGATGGGTACTTGTCAAGGGACTTGTTACAGATCCAGAGGCTGTAGAGAAAACTCTTGATGGGCGCTATCTTACAGTTAGTGTTGAAATGACTCCTAATGATCTTTACGATTCTATTAGCGGTAAGTCTTACAAGACTGATGAGATGGAATGGGACATTGGCGACGATATTGATGGGACCAAAGCCTATGGCGTCCCAAGCGGTCTTCGCTATCGTGGCTATGCTTATGTTACACATCCTGCTGATGTTCATGCACGAGTAATGAATTACAAAGAGGTTGGCGGCGACGCTCTTCAGCAATACCTAGATAACTTCAAGACTACTATGGTTGTCACCGATTGCTTTAAGAATGCGGTTACTGATATTAGCGACTCAGAGATTATGGCTAGCTTTGACAATGGTCCTGTTGCGACAGTGCCAGTCGAAATAGCAGACGATTATGTTGATCTTTACAGTCAACTCTCAGAAGAGGAAAAGGCTCTAGCCGACTCACTGATGACTCTTGCTAGTAAAGTTGGACCTCTTGATAAGGCTCCCGGCATTTGGGTTGGCTATGAAAGTGGCCCAGAGAATGAAAATCTAAGCATTGGCGTCAAGTGCGGTAATTGCGCTCTTCATGCCAGTGAGAATCGTTGTAAAATTATTTCCCAAACTATAGAGCCTGATGGTTACTGCAGATTTGCTGTTATCCCAGATGGATTAGTTTCTGCAAACAAAACAGAGCCTATGGAAGACCAAACTAACTTAATTAATCAAGAGGAGCAAGAAATGCCCACCGTACTATCAGAAGACAATAAGAAAGAAATTCTTTCAATTGTTGACGAATACATTAAATTAAAATCTATTCCTGCTCCTGAGGTAATTGCAGAGCTTGAAGAACTACGATCTGGTAAAGCTATCGCAGACGAGAAGCTTGCAAAGTTTGAGCTTGATAGCCAATCACTATTAGACTCTATCAAGAAGTTACTAGTTAGTAATTTCAATCTGGAATTAGCTGACGATATGTCGGCTGAAATGTTTTCTGAGATGGTAAAAACTATTACTATTGATGATGCAGCCGAGGGATTTGTCCCAACCCCCGGTATGGC